AAAGGTTTTAGACATAAAAGTGAATTATGCCGATGCTATAAAGAAAATCGCCGAATATCGTGCAAAATTAGACAAGGTAAAGGAAACTGAATCCGAACTGAAAAAGCAACTAAATGAAGGACGTATTTCACGAGAGGAATACAACAAGGCTATTTCGGCTACAAAAATAGCATCGGACGAATACAAGTCAACTATAAGGGACATTGAAAAAGTTGTAAAGAACCAAATTAAACTTGACCATGAACAAGAGGGTTCTTTACGTGGTATGCGTGCGGAATTGTCCAATTTAACACGCGAATACGATGCTCTATCAAGAGAAGAACGTGAAAATGAAAAAGTAGGGGGTGCGTTGGCAAAACAAATCAATGACCTTACGGATGAATTAAAAGAAGCAGAAGAGGAAACTGGACGTTATTATCGAAATGTCGGGAACTATAAAAACAGTATCCTTGAAGCCATCGGACTTAACAACCAATTCGGAGAATCACTGATGAATCTTGGAGAGGGTTCCAAGGGAATAAAGAAGATAAATACGGATATTAAGGCATTATGGGCTACTATGAAAGGTTTGCTTACCAATCCCGTTTTTCTCGCTTTGGCAGGTATCGCCGGTGTCGGAATGGCATTCAGATGGTTCTATGATTATAACAAGGGGCTTGTCGAGGCAACAAAACTCACCAAACAGTTCACAGGATTGGGAGGAAATGAAATGAAGGAATACCGTAATGAAGTGCAGGCCGTGGCCGACATGTACGGTAAAGACTTTAAAGAAACCCTACAAGCTGCGAACTCGCTTTCAAAGCAATTTGGCATCACGTCGCAAGAGGCCATGAATATTATAAAGGATGGTTTTGTGGCCGGTGCAGATGTAAACGGTGAGTTCCTTGACACCCTGAAAGAATACCCTGCGTATTTCAAAGAAGCCGGTATCAGCGCGGAGGAATTTGTGGCCATTACGGCAAATGCGAGTAAACAAGGTATTTTCTCCGACAAGGGAGTGGATACCATAAAGGAAGCAAATACACGTTTACGTGAAATGACAACGGCCACGGCAGAAGCATTGGACGGTATCGGCATCTCATCAGAAGAAGTACAAAAGTCATTGCAAGACGGAAGTACAACCACGTTCGAGGTAATGAAAAAAGTGTCTGACCGATTGAATGAGCTTCCGGCTTCTTCTGACAAAGTCGGTAAGGCCATAGCGGATATTTTCGGTGGCCCCGGTGAGGATGCCGGACTGGAATATATCAAAACCTTGGGCAAGATAGAAACCAACCTTGATGAGGTCAAGAAACAGGCTGGAGAACTTGGTGAATTGGAAGAGAAACAATTAAATTCACAAATTGAATTGCAAAACGCCCTTTCCGGATTGTTCGACATGACAGGCGGTGATTTTGAACGCATGAAAACACAAGCCATCGTATTTGTCAATGAAGGGCTTGCCAAAATAATAAACGGCATAAGAGATACTATAAAGTGGTTCAAAACCATGTATAAGGAATCAGAAGTGTTCAGGGTATTGTGTGATTCCATTTCCGGCATATTTACCGGCATGTTTAAAACGGTGGGCAACTTGGTAAATTTGCTTATAGTACAATTAAAATCATTGGGGCGTATATTGAAAGGCGTGTTTACACTTGACTGGGACGAATTTACGGGCGGTCTGGAAGATTTCGCCATCTATACCACGGAGGTTCTGAAAAAACAGTTTACTCAGGCTAAAAAAGAGATTGAGGAAACAAATCGGGAAATGAAAGACAAGGTAGAACCTGTTACCATTCCTATAAAAGTGGAGAATCCGGCCACAAAGGACACTTCTACCAACGACACAACCGCAACGGACACAAATACGCTTGCTGATGAAGAAATCAAGAAGCAACAGGAAGCCGCCAAAAAGCGTTTGGAACAGCTACGTGAACAGAAACGCGTGGAGATTGAAGAAACCCGAAAGGCTGAGGACGAATTACTGAAACTTGTCACGGACAACCAAGAAAAGTTAAGGGAACAAACACGGTTGAACTATGCCCGTGAAATCGAAGACTTGAAAAAGAGGTTGGATGAAGAGAAGAACCTCACACCGGCAGCTCGTGAAGCCATCAACAAACAAATAATGGCGAAACAAAAACAGTTTTCCAATGAAATGGCCGCTTTGGACAATGAGGCATTGCAAAAGCAAATCGAAGACCGGCAAAAGCTTATCACTCTCCAATTACAGGCCGTAAAACAAGGCGGTGAACAAGAATATGCCCTGAAGCTTGAAGAATTGGCCAAGGAAAGGGATTTGCAGCTTTCCAACATGCAGGCCACGCAAGAAGAAAAGGATGCCATTTGGGCGGCATGGGCGGCAAAGGACGAAGAATTGAGGATGCAGCATGAGAATGACATCACGAACAAGCAAATGGAAGCCATGCGCCTGCGGCATGAAACGGAACTGGCACAACTCGGAGAAAATGAAATGGCGATGTTGGAAGCCAAAGTTGCACATAAACAAGAAGAACTTGAATCCTTACACCAGTTGGAGGGTGAAAGCATAGAAGAATTTAACCTTAGAAAAATCGAGCTTCAAAATGAATATGTAGACGCACAAAAGGAATTGGCCGACAAGGAGGTGGAAATAAATCAAGCAAAAGCACAAGCCATTGCGGCCACCTATGGTTCAATCGGAGATGCCATTGCAAGCTTGGCCGGTGAAAACAAAAAGGCTGTGGCGGCTGCAAAGGTTCTCGCCCTTGCTGAGGTGGCCATCGAACAAGGTATCGCCATAGCAAAAGCCACGAGCCTTGCTTTTAAAAAAGGAAAATCCGTATGGGAATCCATAGCAGCGGTAGCGGCTGCGACTGCAACCATCATCAGCAGTATGGCATCTGCCATAAAGGCCATAAAGTCGGCCAAGGTTGGTGGAGATGGTGGAAGTAGCAATGAAAGCCGTCGTGGTTATGCAAAAGGCGGATTAGTCACTGGTACCGGAAGTGAAACAAGCGACAGCATACCGGCAAGGCTATCCAATGGTGAGAGTGTAATGACAGCCCGGTCTACACGCATGTTTGCTCCCATCCTTTCGGCTTTCAATACCATGGGTGGAGGCGTGCCTATTCAGGCAACCCAAAGCGCGGAGCAAGCCATAGGAGAAGACATGTTAGCCCGTGCCGTGGCCAAAGGAGTACAATCAATGCCGAATCCGATTGTCAGCGTGGAAGAAATAAACTCCGTGGGAAACAGGGTACAAGTAATTGAGAATATAGGGACTATTTAAACTCAGTATATCATGACATCATACGAATTATTATCCGCTAACCGGAATTTGATTGAAATAATTGCCAAAAATAAAATCGACTTATCAAATATCCGATACCTTGAACTGTACCAGGAATACACTCGGCTTTCTAAAGAAGGGCACAAACAAGAGTATATCGCATCCTATTTATCAGAAGTGTACAGTATTTCATCACGTTCTGTTTTCAGAATAGTCAAGAGGATGAAAAAGCATGTTGAAAAATGAAAATATTCTGTTTATTTTCATTTTTCTTCATAAATCCTTGCTCAATATACAAAAGTTTATTATCTTTGTATTGTCAAAATGATAAGCGATGGAAACAAGAAAATTAACTGATTTAGAAGCCGAGTTTATCGATGCGGTGAGAAATTACAAAAAGGCTTACCCAAATGGAAGCGATGAGCTGGAATGGTACATTGAAGGATTGTATGAGAAACTTCTCGAAAGAGACTAATTAAGTTCCCCTTCCTTCCCTAAGTGGGAAGGGGGATTTTGTAGAAAGAATAACCACTAAAACAAAAAGCAATGGAGACAGTAATTATTAAACGTGAAACAATGAAGCAAACGCTTTCAGACATCCTTCTGGATATTTCTTGGGCACGGCTGTCCGTGAGATATTTCGGTAAAAGCCGTTCGTGGTTGCACCAAAAATTAGATGGAATTAACAGCAATGGTGGTGAGGGCGGCTTCTCGGAATCTGAGAAAGCGGAGTTACGCCTTGCATTAAAGGACTTGTCAGCGCGAATAAATGCGGCGGCAGACCGTATAGAGTAATCCCTCGTTTATCGTTTTGACATACCTAAAGTTTGGGATTTACTTCACGTGAGCTTTGCTTGATTAATACAAAAATAAAGTTCACGGTTGGACGGATGGATATTTTTCCATCCGTTTTTTATTTTAAACTTGGTATTACTGACAGTGCGGTGTCAGTAGAAACAGCCTTTTAAATAATTATATTATAATTGTTTTTTGTTAGATTTGCCATATAATCTAAATGATATGGCAAAGTTATTCATAAATAAAGATATTGCAGCAGACGCCGATAAAATAAAATATTGGCTTTCCGGTGATGATTGTGTTTCATTTAGCGATATTCAGGGATTCTTGTCTTGGATGGATCCGTCTGACAACAACATTGAAGTTGAACTTCATTCTTGCGGTGGTGATTGCATCGAGGGATATGCCATTTATGACGCGCTTCGCGCAAGTGGAAAAGAAATCAGTTGTACCGTGGTAGGATTATGTG